GCTATTATGAAAAAGGCACTGGAAATAGAGCCCGCTATGATTATTGCAGGTGCAAGTGCATATCCACGCCGCATTGATTGGGAAAAGTTTAGACACATTGCAGATCAAGTGGGCGCAATCTTTATGGTAGACATGGCACACTACAGTGGACTGATTGCTGGCAAAGCCTATCCTAATCCCTGTGATGTTGCTGACATTGTGACTTCAACAACACACAAAACTCTTCGTGGTCCGCGAGGAGGCATTATTCTTTGGAACGACGAATTCTTTACTAAAAAAATAAATAGTGCAATCTTTCCAGGAACACAAGGTGGGCCGTTGATGAATATCATTGCCGCTAAAGCACAGGCATTTGCAGAAGCAAACACAGATGAATTTATTGACTATGCAAGTCGTGTTGTACACAATGCACAGGTTATGGCAAAAGTTTTTATAGATAATGGATTTAAACTCTTGACAAACGGCACAGATTCGCATATACTATTACTTGACTTGAGTGAAAGTAAACATTCAGGTCGTGAGGCCGCAGACTTACTGGAGGAGAATGGCATCACAGTAAACAAGAATGGCGTACCAAATGATCCACGAAGTTTTGTAGAAACAAGTGGTATTCGTATTGGCACAGCCGCAGAGACTACCCGAGGCAGGGACGCTGAATGGTTTAAACAATTAGCAGAACGAATCGTGGAGATTTTAAAATGATGGGTTGGATTAACTTGGGCACTTTTGCCTACGGACTATTAGATAACACAAAAAATGCACTAAAACATTCCACTATGGAATATAGGTTTATGTTAACTAACACACTGGCCGCAATGTGGTGTATCGCATTTGGTATCTATACAACAGAGTTGTTGTATATTGGATACAACATTATCGGACACACTGTATTGATTGCCGCAGTGTTTTTTACATTTTTTGTATTTACTAAACAGAAGTCAAGAACTTATGCCGCACCACCAAACAAGGTACGATGGAATTTAGAGAGGGAAGGATAATGTTAGAGATATTATTGGTTTTTGTAATTACTGGTTATGAACCAACTGTGTCAGATAGAGTATTTCCATCTTATGAGAAGTGCGCCACATTTGTAAATCAACTTGCTGGACAGTATGTAGTCAACAGCGATTACGGATTTGAGTTTCTGACAAGTGACGGTTTGATTGTTTCTGGACAATGTATTTCAAAAGATGATTGGGGAGCAAATATATAATAATGAAAGTAAAAATTGGACCGTACAAAAATTGGTTTGGCCCATATCAGCTTGCTGAAAAACTTTGCTTTTGGGTAAAGAAAGAACAGGATGAATATGGCATTCCCCGTAAGCCGGATTGGGTACACAAGTTTGGCGAATGGCTGGCTCACGGTAGTATTGAGCCAGAACCACAAGTGGGTGAAACTCGTTCATGGGGTGAGGACCGTCCTAGTACTTGGTTAGCCAAATTTTTATCTTGGATACACAGCAAGAAAGAGCGAAAGATTGAAGTGCGCATTGATCCGTGGGATACTTGGAGCATGGATGATACACTTGCATACATCATCTTACCCATGCTTAAACAACTTCGTGAAAAAAAGCATGGTGCACCTTATGTTGATCTCGAAGATGTGCCTGAAGAACTACAACCCAAAAAGCAGACTAAGAAACAGAAAGACAACTGTGAAACTGACAGTACACACTTTGAACGTTGGGACTGGGCACTAGACGAAATGATTTTTGCGTTTGAGAGTAAACTCGATGACTCTTGGGAAGTACAGTTCGAGTCAGGCACTAGTGATATGCGGTGGGTGAAACTTGAAGATGGTAATTATCAAATGGTAAAGGGACCTAATGATACTAAAGAGTTTGATTGGGAAGGGCGAGATAAATATCAAAAACGCATTTCAAATGGTTTTAGACTTTTTGGTAAATATTATGAATGTTTATGGGATTAAATATGAGCAATCTTGAAATCAAACATGCACCTCTTTTTAACACAGATAAGATAGTTGCACACTACAGCGAAAAAGATGGTGTACCTATAAAATATGTCTGCACTACTGATCTAAACGCGAGTGATGTTCCAGTAGATGTATTCTATCGTGATACTCCTCATCCTGAATTTGGCAATCATTATTTCGGGTTATATTATGATCGTGTGCGTGATCATATGATGATTACAAATGCAGATGTTGTAGAGTCGTATGAGTTTGGTATGGTACCAGATCGAGACGGCGTCTTATGGTACAGTCAGTGTCATCACGACTATATAGTTGTAGATGGTAATATGATTGATGGCGGTCGAAAATACATTCGAAGTAGCGGTCCCGTCAGAGTTATGAAAGTGAAAGGTGGAAATTTCTATGACACTTCCTTATGAGAGAAAAGGATCGATCAATCGTACTCGACAGTTCTTGATTGATTTATGTAATCCAAAAGAAACTCCTCGAGTACCAAAAGATATTCGAGATCGAGCAAGAGGTCTTTTAAAGCATTATCCTGGCGAATATTATATGGATGAAGTTTCGAAAGAAGCCCCTAGAATTTTTGGTGATGAACCAGACTTTGAAATCAGTGAATATGTAAAGGAAAATCAATATGATCGAAAAAAATAAGTATGTTATCGTAACAACAATCTCATCTCACAGAATGAGATATACTATTCCTCTCGATGAGTTGCAGAAACTTAATCCAGATCAGCCTGTAGATCCTTCTTGGGCGCTAGATTGTGTTACAAGCGAAGAGGTAAAAGAGTTCAGTCAAAGACACGTTGGTGAACAAATCATTGATGCACAAGTCTTGAACGAAGATGAAATGCTACAGTTTTTTGATGCCGACAATGATTATCTGGCATCTTGGCCTCGTGAGCAAAAAATTGCATTTGTTTACGATTGGAAAGAAAAGCCTGATGAAGTAGAAAATGTGGACGTAGAAGATGATTCGAATATTCGGGAATAATGAATGTGCAGACTGTAAAACTGCAAAAAGTATTGCAGACGATTACAATCTTCGGTGGACGTTCTTCAACATCGATGAAGCAGAACATTTTTACACACTTAAATCACTTGTAGGCGAAGACGTTTCGTGTGTAAATATGCCTCAAATTTTTTGGGGCAATACTAGACTGAATGGTCTAAGTGAATTTTTAACTGAAATTGAGGAGACTCGTAATTATGGTGATGGAACGATCTGAAGTAGTTGACTTACTACATGAACAAGTTGTCGAAATTGTTTTCACAAAAGTAGATGGCACAAAACGTACAATGCAGTGTACATTAAACGCTGATAATCTTCCAAAAGTTGAAGTGTCAGAAGATGCAGATACAGAGGTCAAACCCCGCAAATCGAATCCAGACGTGATGTCTGTCTTTGATATGGAAAAGAAAGATTGGCGTTCTTTTCGTTGGGACAACCTTCAGACTGTGAACGGTGAAAAAATTGGAAGTTAACGAATTAAACAAAAATGCCATGGGTGGCACTGAACTTATGGCACATCGAATTGAAAGGGACTGCAATAAGTCCCTTTTGAATAAGACCCAGATCATTCATTCGAGAGTTCGCGATCTTGATGAAAAAAAGAAAAAAATTCTTGTACTACATGATTTGCCTCAAGATCCCGAATCACAACATCTTAAAGATGGTGGTTGGAAAAAATTCGACAGTCTTGTATTTGTGTCGCACTGGCAACAAGAGATGTATAATCTCTTCTTAGGTGTACCATACTCTGCCGGCACTGTTTTGAAGAATGCTATCGAACCTATCGAAAAGCATGAAAAGCCAAACGCGGACAATACAATTCGATTGATATACACATCGACACCCCATCGTGGTTTAGATATTCTCTATGCTGTTTTCAATCAGTTAGCAAAAGAGTATGATAATATCGAGCTTGATGTTTTCTCTTCTTTTCAGTTATATGGTTGGCCTCAGAGAGATGAGCAATATAAGGAGTTGTTCGAAAAACTCAGAGCGCATCCAAAAATCAATTATCACAAAAATGTACCAAATGAAAAGATTCGTGAACATCTACAGAAATCACATATTTTTGCTTATCCATCAACTTGGAAAGAAACCTCTTGTCTTTGTTTGATTGAAGCAATGTCAGCGGGCTGTCTCTGTGTTCACTCATCTTTGGGCGCTTTACCAGAAACATCGATGGCTCAAACTTTTATGTATAACTACACAGAAGACTCGCAGACTCACGCAAATCAGTTTTACCTTGAATTGAAAAATGCTATCAATCTTTGGAAAAACAAAAATACGCGCCAAACGGTTCTTCAAAAGCTACATAATGACAAGGCAATTGCTGATTATATGTATTCCTGGAAGAATCGAAAGCTTCAGTGGAACCAACTGATGAAAAATTTACTTGACAACTGATATTAGATGTGTTAGGATACTAACATAACTGATAGGAGAGACTTATGTCAAAGACGATGCGTAAAAGAATTGAGGAAGAGTTGTTGTCAGAAAGAAAGCCTAAGAAAGTGCGAAAGGCTCGAAAACCAATGAGTGAAGAACAGAAGAAAGCCGCTGCCGAACGATTGAAGCTTGCGCGTGAGAAGAAAGCAAAAGAAAACCCTCCTCAATATAAAAATATCAGCCCAGAAGTAATCGCAAAGCCAGACGAAGATCCTATGAGTCTGAAGAAAGTGCGTGGTTACATCGCGACACAGAAAGACTTGTTGTCTGTCGCAAGATCAGAGATAAGAGCGAACGTAAAAGGTGCAATTGCCAAAGCCTCAAGACACGAAGGCTATATTCGAAATATGGAAGCATACATTCGAACGGGCGTTTGGACAGATATGTTCTATGGTGAGCATCAACAACACAAAGTCAAATTTAGGTGTATCGTGCCTGCATACAATGCAGATGGAACAATCAAACGTTCTTATGGTGTTTACTACGATGATTTAGGATATGTCTGGAAAGGCAAAGAAGAAGAGCCATGTGATGAGTAATGTAATAGACTTTCAAAGTCGAAAAGAAGCGATTCAAAAACAAACTGACTACGACTTCGATGAGATGTTTCCTATCGATTTCGCCATATCTGCGTGTCGTGATGTTATCGAGGTGCTATACGACTTTGATATTGACGTAAGAGATAATCCAGATGCGATCAATGACTTGTATGCCATAATTGAATCTGTTCGAGCAGTAATCTGGAGAGTTCGAGGCGAAGAGTTGCCCTTTCATCTCATATCAGATAAGATGTTCGAAGATTCATTTGAAGACCCGAAAAATGAATTGGAATTATTCCTAGAGAGACTCGAAATAGACTTGACAGACTAATATTATTATGTTACTATATACTAGTATTAGATTTATAAAGGATTTACAACATGATATTGGTTGATTTGAATCAGGTAATGATTTCAAACATGATGGCCCAAATTGGCAATCATAAAAATATGGAAGTTGATGAAAATATGTTACGACATATGATTCTCAACAGCCTTCGAATGTATCGTAAAAAGTTTTCTGAAGAGTTCGGTGAACTTGTTATTTGCGCTGATGATAGAAATTACTGGCGCAGAGAGATATATCCCTATTACAAAGCTGGACGCAAAAAGAGTCGAGATCGTGATGAGCTTGATTGGAATGCAATCTTTACATCACTGAATAAGATTCGAGACGAACTGAAAGAGTTCTTTCCGTATCGAGTCATTCAAATCGAGACTGCAGAAGCAGATGACGTAATTGGTACGATTGTTCATAGAGAAGGAACAGAGCTTAACACTGGAGCAGAGCAAGTGCTTATTCTCTCTGGTGATAAAGACTATATTCAATTGCATAAGTATGCAAACGTGAAGCAGTATGATCCTGTTCGAAAGCGTTGGATCACACACTCTAGCCCAGAGAAATATTTGTACGAGCATATTATCAAAGGTGACACTGGAGATGGTGTTCCAAATATTCTATCGGCAGATAATTGTCTTGTTGTTGGTGACAGACAGCGCCCTATCACTAAGAAAAGACTTGAAGAGTGGCAAGACATAAATACGATGAGCGAAGAAGTAAAACGCAACTACATGCGAAATAAAGCATTGATCGACCTGTCTCAAATACCCGATCACATATCTGAACAAGTTTTAGATGTTTGGTTGTCAGATAATGAGAAAGATCGGTCACAGCTAATGAATTACTTCATTCAAAATAAATTAAAAAATCTTATGGAAGTTATAAACGAGTTTTAAATAACTTAATACTGGAGTTCTAAAAAAATGACAACTATATCACTGTCTGAAATTGTAAATAAAGCTTGCGAATTGAAAACTCGTAAAGAAAAAGTCGAATGGCTCAAAAAAAATAACTCGAAGCCACTTCGAAATATTCTAAAACTCATGTATGATTCTAGCCTTGAATTGAATATTCCAAATCAAGCTCCTCCTTATACAGCATCTTCCTCAAGCGAATCTCATGGTTTGCTATATCGTGAAACTCGAAAGCTTCCTTATTTCGTTAAGGGTCAGCTTGGTGAGAACCTCTCTCAAGTTCGTCGCGAAGCACTATTCATACAAATGCTTGAAACAGTTGATCGTGAAGATGCTATTCTTTTATGTAAAATGTTAGAACAACAACCACTCAAAGGTCTCAGCCATTCTGTGATTAATGAAGCAATTGGCGAAAACTTTGTTCCTGTTCCAACCCCAAGCAAAAAAGAGAGTAAGAGCACCGAAGATGGCAAAGCGTAAAAACTTCCGCGATTGGTACCAAGAAGAAGAAGATCGAGAGCAAAAAGTAAATAAAACAGACTCTAAGCGTTACGATAAAAAGAAGTCTGCCATTCAAAGAGCAAGACGACAAAAAGCGAAGCAAAAAAATTCATATTTCAGCTAAAAAGTGCTTGACAATATGATTTAAATACGCTATATTATACCTGTAATGAAAGAGAGAATATTATGAAATTAAATGAAAAGTTGATACTCGTCGATTGTGACGGTGTTCTTCTCGATTGGGAATATGGCTTTGATTGCTGGATGAAAGAGCATGGCTACACAAAGCTTCACAGCGAGAAATACGAATTAGAAGAGTGTTACGGAATCGAAAAGGCTGAAATGAAAGCTTTGATTCGCCACTTTAACGAAAGTGCTTGGATGTGTTGTCTGCCTCCTCTTCGTGATGCAGTAAAGTACATTCGAAAGCTTTATGAAGAAGGTGGTTACATATTCCACTGCATTACAAGCCTGAGTAAAGATCCTTATGCAAAGCAGTTACGAGTGAAAAACTTAGAGGCCGTATTTGGTGAGGGAGTCTTCGAAAAAGTCACCTGTCTCGATACTGGAGCTGACAAAGATGAAGCACTCGCTGAGTACAAAGATACAGGCTGTGTCTGGGTTGAAGATAAGCCTGAAAATGCTGTTGTTGGTGCCAATGCTGGTCTTGATGCTTACCTCATCGAACATGTTCACAACAAAGATTTTGAGCATGAAGATGTGACAAAGATCGAAAAATGGAAAGAACTCTACGAAGTACTTTTATAAATAACATCAGGTGATGGTAATATGAAGGCGATCCATCAAAGGTCGCCTTTTTTTTAGGAGAATAAAATGCCAATATATTCGTTCATGAATAAGAAGACAGAAGAGATAGTTGAACTGCATATGTCTATGTCTGATAGAGAAACATACCTCGAAGATAATCCCCAAATGAAACAAGTTATCCTGAATGCTCCCTCTGTCGGAGATTCAATGCGTTTAGGTGTAAAACGTACTGATGATAATTTTAATTCACTCCTAAAACATATCAAGAAGGGAAATGAGAAGGGGATTACCAAATCTACTATTAAAACAAGGTAATAAAGGGACAATCAATGTCTGAACAAAATAAAAGACTCTCGAAAAGAGAGCGAAGAGTACTAAGACAACAAGGAATACTTTCAGAGCAAAACGAATTTACACCTAAATTTTCAATGAAAAAGGATGTTAAACCCCTTACTGAAAATCAAGAGATAGCATTTGAAGCTTGGGAAGATGGTTTTAATTTGATGCTTCATGGTATAGCCGGTACAGGTAAAACATTCTTAGCATTATATTTTGCCCTTAAAGAAGTTTCGGCACAGAGTGACAGAAGATATAAAAAAGTTTTTATCGTTCGTTCAACAGTTCCATCAAGAGAACAGGGTTTTTTGCCAGGTAGTCAAAAGCAAAAAGAAGCAGTTTACGAAGAGCCCTACTATGATATTGCCTCGAAGCTTTATGGAAGAGGTGATGCATATCAGATTTTGAAGCAGAAGGGAATGATCGAGTTCGCATCCACTTCTTATCTGAGAGGCTGTACTTTCGAAGATTGTATTATTGTTGTCGATGAAGTTCAGAATATGAGTGATGGAGAATTACACACGGTGATGACCCGCGTGGGAGAAAACTCAAGAATTATTTTCTGCGGCGATGTGAAGCAAGACGATTTGACATCTGAGCGCAAGAAAGAAGTCTCTGGTTTGAGAAACTTTATGAAAGTCATAAATAACATGAAAGAGTTTGATTTTATTGAATTTCAAATTCAAGACATTGTAAGAAGTAAATTAGTTAAATCTTATATCATTGCTAGAGATAGGTTAGGGTTATGACAACACATGTTGCAAAAGTTTTAGAAAATGAAGATGGTGAACTTCTACTAGAGTTTCCTCCAGATTTGTTAGACCAAATGGGATGGGACGAAAATACGGTTCTCGAATGGATCGTTGAAGACGATCATGTAATACTAAGGGAATATAAAGATGAATGAAGAAAAAAGACTCAGAGTTTTCGAAAGACCTGATGGATATCGTTTTGTAAAGCAGTTTACAGAAGAGCAAACAGAACAATATCTTGCCGAAAACCCAGAACTAACGCTGATTCGATAAATGCCAAAAGTCGTTCGCGCGGTTGATGATAAACATGTTGGACATGCATCACCAACGCCAAACCCTTTTCATCAGACAGCATATGTTGCGGGACAACAAAAAGTTTTCGCAATGGGCAAGGAAGTGATTCGTGGAGCAAACATAGATTCCACCTCATGTGGTGATCCAGCTGTTGGCTGTTCAGAAAAAGTTTTTGTTAAGGGTACGGGTGTTCATCGAAAAGGTGACAGCACTGGTGGACATGGTTCTTGGGTAGCAAACTCAGCCGAAAGTGGTGCTGATAAAGTTTTTGCTGACGGCGATTAAAATGAAATAATGTGAAGCGAAAAAAATGTTTAATCATGTAAAAATTCAACAAGAGTTGCCAGAATTAGAATGTGAGACACTACCTACAGGTCGAACTTATCTGACACCTGAAGGCAACAAATACCCCTCTATTACAACTGTTCTAGGTCACCAAGGCAAAGAAGGAATTATTGCTTGGCGAAAGCGTGTTGGCGAAGAAGTCGCTAACAAGATCAGTACACAAGCCGCTACACGTGGCACTGCCGTTCATACTCTGGCAGAAAACTATCTGAACAACGAAGAAAGCTGGAACAAAGGCGCAATGCCTGCGAATCTCTTTTCTTTCAATCAGATCAAACCTGTCCTAGATAAACGGGTTAATAACATTTGGGCACAAGAGGTGTCTCTTTACTCTGACAAATTTAAGATTGCAGGTAGAGTTGATTGTATTGCAGAGTTCGATGGTGAACTCACAATCATTGATTTTAAGACTGCCCGCAAGCCTAAGAAGGAAGAGTGGATTGAAAACTACTTCATGCAGGCCGCTTTCTATGCGGCCGCTTTCTATGAGCAAACTGGTGTTTCTATCAAACAGTTTGCCATCATTATCGCAGTAGATGATAATGAGCCTCAGGTCTTCACTGGCAAGACATTCAACTATCTTCCTAAGCTACTTGATGCACGTCTCAAGTATGCGGAAGACAAAGGTATTTGAAAATAATTTTCAAAAAAATCGTAAGTCGTTGATTTTCAACAAAATCTTTTTTTCGAAAAAGGTTGACATAATCCTCAATTCGTGTATACTATAATAGTAAGTTAACGAAATGAGAGAGATATTATGTACGTAGCTAAACCTTACCTCAACAACAACACTGCCGTTCGTGAGTTCGAGACTGCTAAAGAAGCAGTTAAGTACCTCGAAGAGTTCACTGGAATCGAAATGGCTTATGAGCGAAATCGTAAGACAGGCGAGATCACTTATGACTGGGAACTTATCGGAAAACTTTTTGAAAAAAAGTGAAAAAAAGTGTTGACATACTTTGAAACTCCCTGTACCTTAATAATGTAAGTTGAATTGAGAGAGAGATACAATATGAATGTTCAAGAACTTAAAGAGATCCTAGTAGAAGCCCAGAACGCCGCTACTGCCAAGTCCATGGAATATTATACAAAACATGGTGATGGCTGGGCTTGTGGCTTTGCTTGGGTAGACATCTACAAGTTTGAAGGCAAGTCCATCAAAGGCAATACCAAGATTGGTAAGACGCTTAAGGCCGCAGGCATTGATCAAAACTGGCAGAGAACTTTCAGTCAATGGTGCAACTGGTACGGCGGTCAAAGCATCGATATCAAAGAAGCTGGTGCTCAAGAATATGTGAAAGTTCTTCGTAAGTACGGCTTCGAAGCTTATGCCGGTAGCCGTTTAGACTAAATTCGAGAAGAGAGAGAGAGAATATTATGTTGAAGTATCAAAACCTAGCAGAAATTGGTGATCGTATTCGCGCTTATGATTTTCGTGGTGGCAAAGACTACTACATCGAAGGTGTGATAAAAGCCAAAGGCGCGATTCGTAATGAAGAGGGTGCTTACCTCATGTTTGACGGCTACACTATCGACATCGACGTAGATACAATGGGTGGTCGCGAAGGTGATGAGGGATATGTTCCCTTTGAAACAACAATGGACTACGATGAGCGTATTGAATTAATCGCCGCTTAGGAGAAATATGATGTATGTAATTCACACACAATGTTATGAAGATTATGGCTACCGCGTAAAGCCAAAAGGTGGACGCGAAATCATGGTCGAGCAAGGATATCTGTCAGACGCAGAGGCAGTTGCAAATCTGATTGCTGATGAGTTCGAACATATTCTTGATATCTGTGAAGTAGATTCTGACTACGAGTCAGATTTCGTGAAGAGCCAAAAAGAATATGGTGGAGATTGGGACACGATTTATCTCGACCCTGTTGTTCGCCGTGGTCGTGATGGTTCTTATTACCTCAAGCGTGGCTACATGGTTGGAAAATCATTTGACTCGCCTCTTGCGGGTAAGTTTCATGGTTGGGTCGATAACTTGAACACTGGCGAGTGCGTCATGGAAATTCGTGGCGATGAACGCATACTAAAGAAGGCTTCGTGATGTTAAATTTTTCAAAAGTAAACACTGGGCGCCAACAAGAGGTATTTGATTATGGCGAATACCAGTTGAGCGTCATTAGTACTGGCTATGGTTCTGAAGACGGTCTGTATGAGATCGGTGTTTTCAAGAATGGTGCAATGACGGAACTTCCGGGCATCACTTGGCCAGGTGATCAAGTAAAAGGAAGCTTGACAGCCGCGGAAGTGGATGCTATTATGTTGAAGATGTATTCAATTACACAGAAGGAGCCTGAGTTAGTATGAGCAAGATGGGGCAATTTGTCTTCGAGATGCAAGAAGACGCACAGACCATGACTCTTCAAGAGTTTGTCGAAAAATATGGTGAACAATATGTTGTCGAGTGGTTCCAAATCAACGAACCGCTTTATGACCAGTATTATGATATGGGAGGTTGTTGTCAGCAATGAATGAAGTTGTGAATGATATCCAAGTGATCGAAAATGCTTTGATTGCTTTTTCAGAAGGCGCATCTGACGAAAAGTATGCCGCAGTGTGTAGCCTTGAGAAGTTGTTGCTTGAGAAAAAAGAGATGCTGTATGATTTTGAAGCATCTCTTGAAAGCTTGTCTGGCTAATGAACATATTCATTCTTTCTCCTGATCCAGTTGAATCTGCGAAGCTTCAGTGCGATAAGCATATTGTGAAGATGGTCGTTGAGAGCGCACAGATGCTTTCGACGGCACATCGTATGCTAGATGGTACGAAGTATCGAAAGCCCTCAAAGTCGGGAAAAAGAATGGTCGATCATTGGGTTCATCCAGATAAAGAACTCGACAAAACGCTTTATAAAGCAGTACACTATCATCACCCGTGTACCGTATGGACAATGAAATCGAACAACAACTATAACTGGCATTACGTCCATTTTTGTGCCTTGTGTGATGAGTTTGAATATCGATATGAGAAAAAACATCGAACAGATATTGTTCTACGTGAGACGCTTAAAACGCTACCACACAATATTCCAATTGGATATCTGACAAAACATCCTCTTGCGATGCAGTCAAACCCGGAATGTATGTTCGAAGATGTTGTTGAGTCGTATCGAGCATTCTATCAAACCAAGCAAAGTCGATTTAAGATGACTTGGAAAAAGAGAGAAGTTCCTAATTGGTTTCAATTCATATAAAGAAAAGGATAGAAATATACATGACAATGCATCTTCAAAAGGGGCTTACCACTATAAATACACGTAAGCCCAAGAAGAAAAAGTATACTCAGAAACAACTTGACAACCTTGAGATTCAGCGTAGGCGACATAATAAAGATATGCGCCGTAAAAATCTACACAGTCTTCAGCTTTCATCACTCGAAGACTATTTGTCATATATTCGAGGCGAACACAAAGTCAAAGATAAGAAGGAGTTTAAAGAATATGCGCCGTCCCAACCGTATGTCCGCAACACAGAGAAGTATCCAAGCCTCAAAGCGTCGGAGACAATTCCAGGCTATGCGCCCAGGAAAGATCCCAACGTCTACACAGGAACCCTCATCAAAGGCATCGGAACAATGCACAAGTCAAACGCCGTCCCAGTCATCGACCAAGAGCAAATGAAAGACCTCGCAAACATGAGTCAGTAAAAAAAATGATTTTTTTTTCAAAAAAAGTGAAAAAAAGTGTTGACAGGGCTTTATTCTCCATGTACCTTGTATATGTAAGTTGAGATTAACCAGAGAGATGCCCATGTTATCACATAAATCAGTTCTCGCCCGACTTCTCGCCAATGAGAATATTACGGTGCAACAGGGCAATTTCGAAACCGCATTCTTTAATGTCGAGACTCGTGTTCTTGGACTTCCCTTGTGGAAAGATATGAGCCAAGATGTCTATGACATGCTTGTCGGTCACGAAGTTGCCCATGCTCTTTATACCCCTCAAAATTTTCATGAATATCAAAACGAAGGTATTCCTCACTCTTGGCTGAATGTCGTCGAAGATGTTCGGATCGAGAAACTCATTCTTCGTAAATATCCCGGTCTTGTTTCGAACTTCAAGCGTGGCTATACCACACTCATGAATGATCAAGATTTGTTCGGAATCAAAGACACTGATTTAAACGAGTTAGGGTTCATTGATCGCCTCAACATTCACGCCAAAGCGCGGGACATGATCGAGGTACCCTTTACCGATGAAGAGATGCCCTTTGTTCACCAAGCCAAAGCTTGTGAGACATATGAAGATGTAGTTCAGTGTTGCCGCGACATCCAAGCTTGGCTGAAAGAAAAGGCTGAAGAGCAAGGTGATAATGCTGAAGATCAGTCTGGAGAGACCCAACAAGATTCTTCAGTTGGTGACTCTGCAGAGCCTCAAGCTTCTGAAAATGGCAATGATGATGCCAAAGAAGAAAATGAAGATCAACAGGACGCTTCATCTAACGTTTCTGAAAATACAGACACTGATGATACAGATGAAGAGGCTCCAAGCACTCCATCGGCTTCTGGTGATGCAGGAGACACCACTGAAGAGCCAGAAAAGACTCAATCGAGTGTTGCTCAGAAGGGCGACAATCCTATTCCCGGCGATGCGAACGGTGAAGCAATCACTGATGTTGCTTGGCAAGAATCGACAAAAGAGCTAGTCGAAGATGTGAATGAACACATTTTCGT